TTTTTTTCTATAGCCTGATCAATGTGATCCTCAGTGGCACGATTGTTCAACCAGTTTCTAAGAAATAAATTGTACACCGCACTCATATCAAACACCCCCTAACACTAATTGCATAATTAACTCATCTTGGTCAGCTTGTGACTTTTCGAGCTGTTCCATTCTTGTTAGTTCAATCTGAGCATGGTCCGGGACATACTTTTCTTCAGACCACTGACCATTTTCGTACTTGCGATATCCGTAATAGTCAAAATCTAATCTGTCGATTTCGACATGTCGTCCATCGTTAATGTAAGAATCAGTTTGCATTATTCCATAACAGATGTTGTTATCGTTGAGCTGAGCTAAAAATACTACTGGCATTAATCTTCCCCTCCATCATTCAAACTCAATTACTTGGTATGCAACAGTAACGTGGCGATTCAAGTCTGTATTGTACAAAGATAGTCGATCTCCAGATAATGTCCCCCTTACATTCATAAAAGTATTGATTGGAGCACTGGCGATTGAATTAAAACTCACCAAGAAGAATGATTTTTGCACGTTGATTTCTCTTGGTAACAACACGACCCCGTTGCTCCCGGTAACGTTAACGTATCCTCTATACAACGACCTGACATTTTCGAATTCAACAACTTCCCAAGTTATATCAACGATTACACTCGAACTCGGACGTACATACCTACTAAAAATGATTGAGTTGTTGCTATTCAGTTGCCCATAAATGAAACTTTCATTCGCCAATCCATCAGTACCACCACTACCATATTCAAACTTAAGCAAAGCCTTATTCAAGTCGACTTCGTTGATCGTAGGCATAACGGATTGCTCGCCAGCACTAATCACGCTACGACCTCTCTGAACTCTTTTCACCCCCCCTCCAGAACTATCTGCTAAAAAATCCGTTCCTTTTTTCCGGAAGGTGTACGGTTTGCCGCTTATCATTTGGATCGGTGTGCCGTTTTTGTTTTTTAAAGGTACAGCAGCTAATACATTTATCTTAAGTGTTGGAGATCCTGTTGAGTCCAGATTCGGAACGATCGTTATTCCAAAGCCGTCAGGCAAGCTACTCGGGGCGGGATTTAAATTGACGACATAGGCTGACGATGTTGATGCTGAGGTTGTTTCAGCATACGCCGGATAACGAACATAATTCTGAGCAATAGCATCGAATTTTGAGTTTACATAGGCATTAGTAGCATAACCTTGATTCTCCAACGATTTCATAAAATCGTCCCATTGCTTCTGGAAGGTTGCAGTATCTACTCTTATTAATGAGTTAACCAAACCACAAACAGCCCCGTTTAGTCGTTCGTCTGTTATGTTCGCTTGCTGAATTACGGTTGAATTAGCCTTAACCCTGATTTGAGCCAAACTTAGATCATAGATGTTGCCTGACCTAACCAAAGCAGGCGGTGTTGGTGTTACTCCTGGGTTACCTTGTACAACAATGGCTTTGATCAATCTTACAGGTGTGCTGGTATCCAAACGGAGGATAATCCGGTCAATTCGGTCTTGAGTAGTCGCTGGTTCTATTCCAAGCACAATAGGATTGTCATAGACACTGTAAACATACCCATTGATCCAAGCATACCCAACATTCAATCGGACATTTGCATCATTACCAACGGCATTCACTTCTAAATTCGTACCACCGTTAAAAACCCCATTTGTTACGAACATTGCAAAATAATCAGCGAAATCACGCGCGGGGTAAGCTCGCACATCATCAGCTGTAGAATCGAAAAAGCCTGATTTTTCTGGCACCCTTAACCACTCCTTTTCACATCATTTTTCAATTGCTTCACATATTTTGTGATCGTTGGCAACTCATTACCAAGGACAATTTCAATCTTTGATGCTGGTTCGTAAATCTCTTTAACTTCTGTAATTCTGCTATCCATTGTAAGATTCCAATTTTGATTTTGAAGCGTCACAATATCCCCAAGATCCCAATCTTCCTCGTATAAGAAACTATTGGTATTCAAGATCATGCCGTTATAAGTTACGTTTGGTTTGGCCTCGGATAGTTTCTGTTCGCCTATCTCGATCAACTCAGCGGCGTTTTCAGCAGATGAACAGTCCAAGAATACCTCGCGTCTATTAAGACCAACGCCGCCGCCTACAAGCTGAATCAGACGGTCCTCGTCTTCACCCTTTCCTCCTGCATACCCAGCGTTTTTATATTGTAGTTTGGAATCAACATATTGCTGTGATTGGATGTTGTCGTAATCATGCGAAAATATCACTCGTGGCAGCATGTTCTGCCCAGCCGTTAAGTTACGACCCGGAAGGACATCAAACACCCATTTTTTACTTTGGAAATTTAACCGCACCAACCATCCTATATCACACCATTCTGCGATTTCCTGCATGACATGGTCCAAAGGTTCAAACCGTGATTGCCATGGCGTTTCCTTACCTCGCAACAAATTTGGCGCAACAGAAAAGACCGGAATATTCCGGTCTGGGTAGATGCTGCTTATTAGATGATTGGTCACATAATGCTTCATAACAGTCTCAGCCGGTCCACGGATGCGATCGTAATTGTCCGTAACGATTATACGTTGATCCAGCACACCGCCAAGGGTAGGCCCTCGGACAATTAGTGTCTCAATTCCGCTGTCATCCTGCGTAATTTCACGATACCGTATAATGCCTGACTTATGAGGCTGGTTGTTAATGTAAATCACTCGATCATGTAACAACTGATCAGTATGACGCTTACCAATCTGTATATGCATCTCAAATTCCCCGGGACGATAGAATCTACGTGTTAGTTGTAAACTCTCATAGTTATCGATCTCCCCAAGCAGATTAAAGTCAGTATCTAAAATTCTCACTGATGGTCCGTTGATAGTAATCACCCCCCAACATATCTATTGTTCCAGTACACCGTGACGGTTGCCGCTTGCTGGTCGCTGTCTTTGTCGGAGCCATACTTCAAAATATTCTGACCTGGCTGAAGTTGAAAGAACGTGCTTCCAAGGTCGATCCAATGGAATACATTCGTCCTGCTGCCATCAGCATTTAGGACTTCAACACGCTTATTTCCAAATTCCGTATTGATGATCAATGTGTCATGTTCCGTAAGCTCATAATTAACCTTGATATATTCACCGGTGGTTTCACTCTCGACAATCGGGTTTGTCGCCGGTCCTTGATATCTAATCTCTACCGGCGTAGCTTCATCACCTGAATTCGTGAAAGTCCCGCGATACGCACTGAAAGCAAATTGCGTAGGGAGTCTGAGCGGAAACGTCATGCCACCAGCTTCATACCGAAGCCCTTTGACAGTCTGATTTTCATCTCTCCAATACGGATCATTAGCCACGAAGTTAACTGAAAACATTTGATTAGCTACGTGACGGTCATTAAAAACAGGGCTTTCCTCTGCTATCGCTGTGATGGCGTAACTACGAGCATCATTGCTATAAACCAATTTTCCGGGTCCAAGTTTTGGATTCAGGATCCGCACAAGCTCTCTCCGTAGCTCATACATTTCTTGTTGTCGATTGGATTTTATAAAGCCTAGTATGGATATATCTCGATCCGTAAACTGAGCACTCACGAAAGTACTTCCATCCTGATACGGTGACTTTGTTGATTTGATATCCAAGGGTGGCGCACCGGTTCCCTCGATTTTTTCTAGCACAAAAGGCCCGAAGGTGCCGAATACTACGGTCTCCCCACGGGGGTTTACAAAAGTAACTCTCTGCAATTCGGCACCTCCTATATACCCATAGCTAAAGTTTGAGCGGATCTTGTACTTGCTCTCGATACATCTGATGGGGATGTAACAGGAGAGTTGAAATTGTTGGTTACACTGATCACTTTGCCTTGAACAGGTCCTGAGCTAGAGGAAGAGTTACCACTGTTCGAACTCTGCCCGCCGCCTCCAGTCGGCATTCGTGCAGCGTCATTCATTGCCGAAACAGCCGCACTCCGAGCGGCGTTTATCTGAGCAACAACATTTGCAATCATGGCAGAAATTTCATCAACGTGCGGTTTAAACCCTGCGACCATTTGTTCACCTAGCGTCTGACCGGCTTGATTATAACCATCACCGTAACTATCCAAGAGTTGAAGAATTTCTTCTTGCTGTTTATTAATGATCATCTTCTCAGCTTCTGCTTGGATACTCTTGGCGTTTAACAGTTGGTTGTAGTGATTCTGTGTGTCAATCAATTGCTGATCAAGAGAAGCCTTCTGAGCTGCGTAAATGGCATTGATATTCGCTTTTTGGGCTTCATACTCTGCGAGCATGATTTCCTTCTTGAGTGCTAGCTGCTGCTTAACAGCATCAATTTCTTCTTTCTGCTTGTTCTTCAGTTCTTCCTGTTCGGTTTTCAGTGCGTCTTTGTGGTCTTGGAGTTGTTCTTGCCTGTGCCGTTCCTCTTGTTCAGCCAGTACCTTATTAAGTTCTTTCTGAAGCTGAGCCTTATTGAATTCATTATGCTCATATTCAATCAAACCTTCGAGTCGGGATATCTTCTTAGCATCCTCAGCATCCAATTCCTCACGGGTCTTCTGCTTCTCGGCTTGGTCAAGTGCCTCCAGTTCCTTTTGGATGGCTTCAATCCGAGCGTTATACGTACTTTCGATGGCAGCAATCTCAGCATCAGCTGCACGTTGAGCGGAATCAACACGAGCATCGTACACAGTCTTGATTGCATCCAGTTGCGATTTCTTCCACTCTTCATTTGCTTGCTGAGCATCCTTGATACTTTCCTCGGCTACTCGTTTCTCTTCCTGGTATTTTGCTTTTAAGGCATCTTGTACACCTTTGGAGAGATTGTTGATGCTGTCTATTCGGGCCTTCTTCTCATCCTCTTGAAGCTTCTTGACGTTCTCATTGTATTCGCGCTGCAACTTCAAGCGGTCATTCGTTTGTTTCCTTACTGCCTCAGTGACCTCGCGCTCGATTTTCTTCTTTTCATCAGCGGTATACCGGTTATCAGCAAGCACCTTTTTGAGGTAGTTGTTATTCAGGTAGATTTGATCATTTAAGAGCCGGTCTTGAAGTTTATACTGTTCCTCTGCTGATAACTCTTCACGAGCCAGACGGTCCTCATATGCTGCTTGCAGTTGCTGGAAGACGTAATCAGTTGTCTCCTTTCGAAGTTGCTTCTCTTCCTCCATCTTCTTTTTGAGCGCATCTTGCCGCCTGATCTCAGCATCAAAAATCATATCATCGATTTGCTTACGTTCTTCGGCTGAGTCCGAATACTGTTTCTTAATCCGCTTAAGACGTGCTATTTCTTCTTCTTCAGTAAGCTTCCCGAGCCGCTTGGATTTGTCCAGATCTTCCAGAGCATTAGCTAGCGTTCGGTCGCCAATGGATTTTCGAACATCATAGAGACGTTCTTCTATCTCCATCCGTTCTTCTGCCGTCTTTACATGTTTGGCCTTGATCTGCTCTAGCGTCTTCAATTCGCTTTCCAGCGTCATCTCGTCCATACGCTTTTTATGTTCAAGCTGTTTATATGCTTCATCAAGAGCTTTGTTTTCGTACGCTTTGGCTTTAGGGGATTTTGGAGCTTTGGGCGCCTTTGGAGTTTTAGGCGTTGTTGGTATAACCACAGGAGGAACAACTGCGCCTCCACCATCTCCCCCCTTGCCTTTGCCTGGATCACCGCCGTCAAGTATATTTTGTAGAGATGCCGCTTCTCCCCTTAAGCGGTCAAGCTCGTTGTTCATGCGTTTTAGAATAGCTTCAGCCAGACTTCCACTTCCCGCTATCCTATTGATACCCTCTGCAACAGAAATAGCAGCTTCTTGTCGTTTGATCGCATTATCAACTGCCGCTTTTGATTCAGCGGTTTTTGATCTTACACTTTCCCACTCAGCTTCTATCTCTTTTTGTTTCGCATTTGTTAGATTTTCAATTGCCTCAGTATTTATTTTCGTTCCTGATGCAAATTGAGGAAAGAGGTCGATCAACTGCCGTTGTGCCTGTTTCCATTCGTTAGATCCTTGCTTCGCATTCTTGTAAACTTTAAGGAGGTTGTTAACACTCGCGTTTTTCTGCCTTTCCACTGCAATACTGCGGGCCAACTCATTCGCCTCTTCAGATGCAACGCGGTTAGCATCTTTTATGGCTTTACTTAAGGTTTTGGTTACATCAGCAAGCTGGTCTGTTGACACAGCTGCCAATCTACCTTTGTCGTCAACAAACTTCAATTCTACGCCTAAAGCTGCTGCTTCTTTCTTTAAGTCCTTAAAGTTTATACCAAGCTTTTCGGACGCTTCAATCAAAGCTCTATTTGCGTCACTTTCTCCCCTAAGCGCACTGTTAGACTGAGAAGCTACATCGACAAGTTCCCTGTACTTTTCAGTTAGTTCGTTCAACTTGTCTATTTTTTGTTGCGTGGCGGCAATTTCGCTTTCGTTGATCCCATTCTGTTGAATAGTTTGGAGTTCAAGTTGTGCTGTTTTCAACAATTCAATTGATTCCCTATTGCTATCCATGGCACTTTTAATTGAAAAGAACGCCCCTGCAACTAATGCCGCTGAGGTAATGACCAACCCCCAAGGAGTAGTTGTAAGCCACATAAACGCCGTTCCTAAACCTTTAACAACCGGTATCAAAAACCCGATGCTTTCAACCAACTTTCCTACCACAATCAATAATGGCCCTGCCGCTGCTGCTAAGGCAATCCAAGTTAGGACATTCTTCTGGTTCTCTGCATCCAAACTCGCAAACCATTCTGCACCTTCTTCAATTGATGCGAAAAGTGGTTCTAGAGCATCCAACACAGACAAAAGCGCAGGGACCAAAGCGTCGCCTAAAGTTATAGCAGCATCAGTGATTCGATTCCCTAACATTTTCAATTGCGATGCAGTTGTTTCATGTCTTGCATTAGCTTCATTTGTAAGAGCTATATTCTCATCCCATGCTTTTGTACCAAGTTCCATGGAATTGCGGAACAGGTCCCCGGCTCCTGAAGCTCGAAGCAATGTATCACGCACACGGATTTCTGATAATCCCAGTTTGTCCAGTACAAGGAAGGTGTTTTCTCCTGCTTTGGACATACGGCCTAAACCTTCAACAAAGGAGATAAGGGCGCTCGATGCATCGCGTTCAAATGTTTCTTTGAATTGACTTGCTGACATCCCTGCAACAGAAGCGAATAACTTAAGATCATCCCCGCCCATTCTGGCTGACATCGCCATATCGATCATCACACGGGAGAAGGCAGAACCACCCATTTCAGCTTCAATACCAACCGAGGATAGTGAACCAGCAAATGAAAGGATTTGATCCTCAGTCATGCCAATTTGATTTCCTGCACCAGCCAAACGAAGGGCCATATCTACAATTTCAGATTCCGTTGTTGCCAAGTTATTACCGAGTGCAACAATGGTTGCTCCTAAACGGTCAAAGTTTTCTTGAGGCATCTGAGTAATGTTGGCTAATCGTGCAAGTGCTGTTGCAGCATCAGAAGAAGCCATATTTGTTGCGACACCCAAGTCAGTCATTGTACGAGTAAAGCCCATAAGGGCTTCATTCTTAATACCTAGCTGACCGGCTGCTTCTGCAACTTGTGAAATCGCAGTAGCGCTTGCAGGAATTTCTTGAGACATCTGGCGTATCTCGTCTGAAAATTCTTGGAATTCAGCTTCGGTAGCATCAACCGTCTTTCTGACACCAGCAAAAGCAGATTCGAAGTCGATGGATGCTTTTAAACTAGCTGTACCAGCTGCCACAATGGGGGCGGTAATCATCATACTCATTTCTCTGCCAGCAGTTTGCATTTTCTTGCCTACTGCATCCATTTTCTTTGCAGCGGCATCTAATGCAGTTGATACTCTTCTCCAAGCAGACGATTGACGCTCGAGTTCGTTAGTCGTCTCTTCCAGTTCATGGTGCATGTTATTATACTGAGCAACTGCCCTATTCAGCCTTGCTTCAAGATTTTGTGTTTCCCTTGCATCTCTCCCCTTTGTTGCTACCAGTTGATCGTGTTGTTGTTTTAATCTCAACACTTTCTGGCCCTGCAGCTCCAATTGTCTGGATAGAGAGTCTGCTTTCGTTCTTAATGTATCTTGAGCATTAGCATGTTGACCAAGTTTACTAGACGCGGCCTGGAACTCACTTTGGACTGTCTTCATTTGCCTTGCAAGATCAGCCATTGATTTTCCAACACTTGAATCATCAATTGATAATCGAGTGACTAGGTTTGCTACTTCGATACTATCGGACATCTCCCTCACCTCCGTCAAACATAATGATCAATGATTGCCTGTTGCTCTTTCGTCAACTGTTCTGTCTCTTGGCCCAAACCATTAAAACGTCTATATTCCTTCCAAAGAGCAAGGAATTTAACAGGTGTACAACGCCAAAAAACCGCCTCCTGCATGTTCAGGAGTACGGTTCCTATGTGAACGAAATAAGTCCAATTCCATTCGTTCTTTTCGGTAGATTCAGTTTGAATCGGTGGATCATCAGATTCTTTATTCAATCCTGTCCATGCAGCAAGGAAGGATTTAAGTATTATCATTTTCAATTCCATTTTTTCGGTTAATTCTAAGGAGTTGTAATGTTCGATTATTTGTTTATCTAATTCGGGTTTTTCTTCTTCATGCAGAAGGCCAGCCCACAGAAAATTAAAAACATCTTGTTCACTCATTCGTGAACTCGCATCAAAAAAAGCGTCAAACGATCCGTATAACTGCTCTAATTCATAAATCGCGTTCAAATCAAAAACAAGGTGCCGCTGTATATCCAATTCAATAGGATGCTTCCTTACCTTCATCATGAAACAACGCTCCCTTACATAGAAAAGAGAGAAGGAATCACCCTTCTCTCTTTGTTTGTGGTATTACCCCTCCGTCAGCTTGTTAGGGGCTCCATTCTAGCTTGACGCTCGTATCAGTCAGACTAGAAGCACTAACCCCTTTAGGAACAGAAGGGATTACGGCTTTGGGTCAACAGGCACCGCATCGAACCAAGCGGCAACAAGGGCCGCGCTATCCGGGTTACTGCCGTCAGCGCGGAATCTCCACTCTCCATCGAATTGCCTTTTAAGGAATGTCCCCGTAATCGTTGGTGTTTGGAAATTCGGTTCGCCTTGTTTGGTTGTGGCTTCCTCAGTTGGTAGCTGGAATTTACCCTTTAACAACCAAGTGAATCTTGAACTACCATCATCCATAGTTCGCTGCCAACCGATAGCAACTTCCGGTGCTTGGTCATTCGCATTGTCAATCAAGAGCCCGTTAGCTGCCAAGGTAGCGCCTAGGAGTTCAGCTTGGTCTTCAAAAGAAAGATCCACCACACCAATCTCTACAGTTATTACATCGAGAGCATTGGCTGTTAGTACCGGACCGTCATCTCCGTGCAAAGTTGCGGAGTTCATTGTTGGTGTTACGGTTGCTGTAATTGCTGGTGCAAGTTTTTTAGGTGTGCCGTATTCTACACCAGCTTCATCATCTTTAAGAAGGAGTGCATAGTGAATATTTTGCAGACCAACAGGTGCTGTGATTTTTCGTGCCATAATTTAATCAACCTCCAAATTTAATGGTTTTGTATCTTAAAATCTTGCGATATGTCTGACTGGCTGTGTCATAGCCATCTTGAGAACTTGTACGGTAGAACTTTTGTTCTTCCATTGTCCGATTCACCTCGGCGGCGACAGGTCCGGTGTTGTAAGGGGACCATATATCAAAGTGGAAATGTATCTCACTGTTGAGCGCCTGATCCGAGGCATAGTCCTTATCAAAGTTGGTGATCTCTTGGAACGTGATGTAAGTCTTTAAACTGGCATCAGGAGAGACAAGGGGATAGATATGTGGACCTCCAAGCAAAGAAAAAAGCGCTGAATTACTTATCAGCGCCTGCCTTATTTCTCCTTTCAGATCAAACAGCATTATCTCATCCCCCTTCTCATCTCGATCGACATAAATTGAGATATGCGCGCTTTATTCTCGTGAAACGAAGGATAAATAAATGGTTGAGCTGGTTGTCTTTTAGTCCCATTTTCGAGAAAGTGTACCCTCCACGCCGTTTCTTTGCTTGCTCCAATCAAAACATATCTCATACCATCCCCACGCCGTACATTACTCACCTTTATCGTGTCTTTTATATGAACATGTTCGATTGTGCTAACGGCAACCTTTTCTCTTTGAGATGTCGCAATGATTTCACCAGCTGCCCTGAGTCCTTGGTTTTCCATACGTTCAACACCGGAATTAATTTTTTGCCTTATCGTTGCAAGCATCCGTTCTACACCCTCGATATCCACACTAGCCATTGGACACCTCAGCAGACATCAAATGCGTTTCTGTCCGATCATCAAAGACATCATCCAATACAGCAGTTAAGTTGTATGTTCGATCATCTTTGATATCAAACAAACGCATTTCTGATGTAATGCCTTCGCGGTATCGGATTTTGTAGCGGACGGTCGTTTCTGCTTGAGCAGCTGCCGCCGCGAAAGACTCTCTTCCCCTGATCGGCTCTCTCGCCGCCCAAACCGTTACCACGTCTTCCCATTCCTTCGGATTTGGCACCGGGAAACCAGCGTCATCCACTTTACGGCCTTTTTTCTGAATGGTTATACGGCGGTCAAGGTCGTTAGTTTTTATCCTCTTAGCCATCAGGTTCACCCACTAACGCACTGGCTTTAAGCTGCAAAATGATACTCGTTAACGACTTAGTGATAAGTTCGATTTCCTTATCCTCTCGTGCGTATTCCTTTTTGACATATAACATGACCCCCAGGTCATACAAAGAGCTATCACCATCTGAAGGTTTGTTTACGCCAGCATTGGACAGGTATTCCTTAGCAGCAGAAACATAAAGAGCGAGAATAGTATCATCCTCGCTCCCATCTATTCGTAAATATGTTTTTAACAGGTCAAGTGAGGTGTTAGCCATACCTTAACCTCCTTAAGGTGTCGTTATGGTCGCAACGCAAGTGGCTGTTTTATTGCCATCAGTCGTTTTAACTGTGATCGTTGCATCACCAGCGGAAACACCCGTTACCTTACCAGCATTAGTTACTGTTGCAATCGCAGTGTCACTGCTAGAGTAGGTTACAGCCTTATTGGTTGCATTAGCCGGTGTTACGGTCGCTGTAAGCGTCTCATCTGCACCGACTGCAATTGATGTTGTCGTCTTATTGAGTGACACCCCTGTGACTGCTACCACTGGATTAGTAATGGTTACTGCGCAAGTAGCTTTTTTT